GGACAACGTAGTCACTTTCTGGATTGGTGATAAGTTCATTGGTTGCGGCTTTAGGGCCGTGGCCTTTGGACGCACCAATCTTTATACTGCGAATCATGTCTATGTCAATATGGTTGGTCGGGATGATGTGTTGGTACGGTTCAAGAACCAGGTCGCTAAGATGCCTCCCCTTGGAGTTTTCTCCAGGGGTGAGTCTGAGGAGCATGACTTTGTGGTCTTGAATGACTCGCGCTTGTTCACTGCATGGGGGGTTAAGGTTTTAAAATCTTCCTCCTACGCTGACACAGCTATTTCAACTGTTGGAACCCGTGATGGCTCCAATTGGTATTTGGCCTCTGGACGATCGTTTGCGAAGAAAATGATTGCTTTTGTCTTTAATCATGAAAGTTCCACCCAGGTCGGCTGGTCTGGATCACCAATTTTAAATGGGTCTGGCGATGTTGTCGGTATTCATACTGGTTCCGTTCCACTGAATGGCAAAATCATTAACACTGGTACTGCTGTCTTTGACTTGCTTTTTGCCCTTCGGGGCGCTAACAAACTTAAAGTGCTGGAGTCGTATGAGGAGTATCAAAAGTCGGCTTGGTCTAACGACACTCAGTTGGAAGTACCGGGCCGTAAAATGGACTTTTATTATTCTGACCAATTTACTGGTCTTACGCTGAACAACACTGGGTATTCTTGGGCGGATAACGAATCCGAAGTAGACTTTGAAGAGGAACTCTCCTTTGATGATTTCATCAAAGAGGATGCGCTTGACAAGGATTTTCAATCGGGCTTGGGAACCGAAGATGCCCACACTGCCTGCAACACCACCAACAACACTCCGAATGCAAAGGATTCGATGGAACAAGGGAAAAACGGAACCGAACACCGCCACGTACACTTGGATCCCTTATTGCACTCGGAAAATACAGAATCAACTATTCTAGGGAAGAAGAAGCGGACACGTTCCTCAAAGAAGTCGAAGAAGTCGAACGAACCAGCAATGGTTTTATTAAATGGATTGGACGATCTGGAGCAACTATCTCTTCTGGAGCTGGAAAACCTCGTCTCACAGAGGAAATCCATGCTGCTTTCCCAGAAACCTGCAACCTCGCTTGGCCAAATAAGCAAAGAAAAGGATTGCTCGCCAGTCTCGGATACCACGGTTCCTTGTTTAAACAAGACCGTTCTACCCCCGACTCACGAACAATTAATCGTGCCCTCGATAAAGCCGTTGGAGAAATCCAAAAAGGCTGGAACGAGTTTCACAAACGAGGAAAAGATGACCTTCATCTTAACGCGCCAGTATCATGTCAAGGAATTGAAGCCCAATCAGCTTCAGCAAAAGACAAATCTACAAAACCTCCTAATGGAGTCCCCCGAGGATTTCGAGAGAAAGTTTCTCTCGGCGCTCGCGATCAAACGCGAGCACAATCTGTTGAGGAAACTCGAGCGAGCTTAATTGCTTCGCAGAGGTTTTTAGATAGTGGTTGCAAAGATGTTAGAGAGGCGCCGTGTTTGTTGAGGGAGATCTTTATTGCGATCTTAGAGAGCAAGGAAGATTCAACCCCTGGCATTCCACTCTCTAGCATTAATGGAAAGAAGGAATTCTGGCTTGAAGATTGGGATAGCGTTTCTAGATTAGTTCTAGAGCGCATGCTCCTTCTTCTCGATGATCAATTGCCAAACGAGCCTAGTGGGCTAGTTCTTGGTGGATATCGTGATCCTATTTACGTATTCATCAAGGATGAACCTCACAAGCTTGAGAAGATTAATGCACAGAGACTTAGAATTATATCTAGTGTCTCGTTG